CCTATACTATTATGTTCTATCGCCATCTCAATTTCCTACATGATTGATTAATACAAACCTTTTAATACTTATATTGCCTACGCATAAGCAGCATAACTATTAAAAGGATAGGAGGCCCGAAGACCTCCCTCCAGTTTTGTTACACTTTTAAGTAACGTACTACGATCTTACCTTTACCACCAGTAGTACTATCTGGTGTACTTCCAGTTACTTGAACAGCAACACTTGTGTCTGCTGCAAGAACCGAAAGCCAAGTACCATCAAGAGGTGCAGCATTGTATGCACCAACAGCACCAGTAGTATTATCGAAATCACCACCATTGGTTTCAGAAGTACCAGCAGTACCGACAACAATATCGTTATCCGCATTACCCATAGTAATTGCTTCTAAGATTACCAATGTTGCATCTAACGGACGAGAGCCAGCAGGGATAACGAGTTGAGTTACAATCTCAGTACCGCTAATTTCTTCGCCTGTAAAGTATACAACAGCTTCATGTACACTACCTTGTGCTTCAATTTTACCACCACTAACGGCAGCTGAGTCTTGTGTATCACGAACTCCATATTGATTGTTTACGCCCAATCCAGCACTATTTTCGTATGACATAATTATTCTCCTATTATGCAGTTGCAGTTGCTGAAGTAACGATAACGCCTAACGTATCTAAACGCTGAACACCATCACCCCATCGAGTTTTAGTAACAAACTCATCACGACCTTTTGAGATGTCACGATCAGTTTCAGTTGCTGGAGTTTGTCTCCAAGCTACCATACCGGGTTTGCACTGATCATCAGCAACACACATAAAGATATTAGCAACGCCGCCTTCAGCAGGTGCGTTAGTAGTACCATCAATGCTTACGCCAGACGCTAACTTAGGAAGACGGTTAGAAGTCCAGATCTGCCATCCGTGAAGAGTAGTGACAAACTGATGCTCTTTATCAAAGCCATCTTTAACTAAGGCAGAGAACAAAGGATTAGAAGCATCCATGTTAGAAGCCAAAGGAACAGTCTTAGCGAATGTAGCTGCAACGATTGGATCAACGATTGCAATACGACCAGCCATAGGTACGTTTGCTTTGTCGAATGCTAAACGCATTTCGATAAGATCGTTCTCAACCATTTGCAAGTTACCTGCACCAGAACCACCAACTAATCGATGAGCAAAGCCATTGATTGTGTTAGTGTCGCCAGCAGTTTGAGCTGCGTTAAGTGTTGAAAGGAAGCGTGATTCAAAAGACTCTTGAATTGCACGAGTACCTTCAGCGGCACGCATCGATAACAACTGCTCAACTTGAGCACCGTCTTGACGCATAACATCAGTTACGTAGAACGCATCACCGATGTAATCACTGATCTGAAGCTGGACATTACCAGATTCAATTGGGTTGTAAGTGATGTCTTCGTCTTCAGTAATTTCTTGGATTACCGCAGAGCCAACAGTCTTAATGTTAAGAGTGGTGCCAGCTGGGAAGTCCGTCACATTACGGAAGAATGTTGAAGGAAGTAATCCATCATGCAAGTTTTGCAAGATGAAGGTTGAGTACTGACTCGCTTCAATGAACGAGGTATTGCTTGAGCTTGTAATAGCCATTGCTTTTATTTCCTAGTTTATGTTTGATTGTTTGCTGCGTCTGCTTTCGCTTTAGCCCACTTACCTGATAGACCTGTATCACTACCACGGAACTTAGCCATGTAGTCTTCTTCTACAACGCCAGCAGGAGCGGCAGGGATATGCACTGAGCTTACCGAAGTAGGCTGTGGATCTCTGACAGGTGCTGTGTTGAACAATGAGAGTACGACTTGTGGTGTTGACTTAGCCATCGACGTAAGTGTACCTACATCCATACCTAGCTCTTTAGCTTTGTTTGCAAACTCTACCGAGGCAGCGTCTCCGAACTTTTCACTAATAGCTTTACGTACAGTGTCAGCATTTGCGTCTGCTGTTTGTTGTTGCGCATTACTTTGCAACATATTGTTTACTACATTTTGAATCGCAGACTCATCCATCTGGCCTTCAGCGGGTATTGCTGCGGCAGGTGCTTGTGCCTGTTGGAGACTAGCGAGTAATTCTTCTGCGCCTACACGTTTAGCCAACTCTTCCTCTAACTCTTTAACCTTTGAACCCAGTTCATTAATGTGGTTTTGAGCGTGTGGAATAGAAGACAATGCAGTGTTCACATCAGTATACTTCTGTCTACCGTCATCAGTTGTAATACTTGAAAGCTGGTTGGCAAACAAACTATTAGGATCAACTGCTATTGCACTTGGTTCAGCTGGTGCAGGAGCTGGTGCAAGCGGGTCTGCTTGTACTGGTACTACGGGGGCGACACCGTTAGGGTTACTAACTTGATCTGTCATTTTACTTTTCCTCTATGTCAATCAGTTTTAGTATAGAACGGAGAGCGGTCTGCTCTCCTAGATAGTGCGCCATCTTACTGTCCCATGCAGGACTCTCGAAGTTGTTACGAGAAGACATATCCTTCATACTCTTCTCTAACTCTTCATTAAGTAATTTGGCTAATCGATCCAACACCGGCTTAGCATTCTTTACTTGCTGCTTCACCGATGCTTTATCAGATTCTTTGGCGTATTTCATCCACCTTGTTTGCATTATTCACCTTCCTCTGGAGGAACGGGGCCGGCTGCTCCGTCCTCAATCGGTGCTTCAGCTTCCATTGCTAAGTCTTCTTGAACTTGGTTGACCAATCGTTGAGTCTCAGCTCCTTCAAATACAGCAGCATTGTCTGTGAATAAATCAAACCTTTGTAATTGTAATGTATCTTCAACCAATCTAGCTAAGGCTTTGCCAGACATATGAGGAGCAATGCTGCCCCACATTGAGCTGTTAGTTATGCCTGTTAAGTTCTGCAACAACTGTGCTCTTGAAGCAAAGTGTCTTGCACCTACAGGACGTAACTTACCTTTAGCTGTAATGTCAGCCTTTGTGATCTTCATGAAGTCAGCAACACCTAAGTCATCATCCATTACACGAACTACATCAGATCCATTCATTCGGCGCTTGGCCACTTCTAACATATTGTTTAATACCTTCTCAACCAGCTCTATCTCAAACTGTGTTGTCTTCTCTTGGAAGATACGACCTGCTGCATTCTCTAAAGATTGAACTTCAAAGGCAGTCTTCTCACCCGGTGAGCGTATACCCATTGCTTGCTTAGGCGCACCTGCCATCTCTTCCATCAACGAGAGTATACGATCAATCTCGAAGTTAGCTTGGAAGGCTTGAGCTGCTGGAGCCAGAGGTGTAACATCACCACCCTCTCCTATATAGATCTCACCAAAAGGTTTCCATTCAAACTCTTCTACATCGCCTACAATCTTTAGAGGTGGTGCTAAGATCATGTCACCGATGTCAGCCTTTAAGTTCTCAAGATGATCTACTCTATACTGTAATCCTACTAAGTTATCTAGTGGACCCATTGCATATAGATTACCTTGACGCTTACGCCAGCCTGTCATCACCTTATAGCCACCACGTTTCCACGCAGGGATAGGTTCTTTACGTAACACAGTTCGTCTGTCCATGATAGTAATGATGTAGTCTTCTAGCAACATGCCAGATTCCCTATCATACACTGTTCCTTCAAGCTCTAAGATCTCTACATAACCACTACCGTAGTATTCATATAGATCCCCGAAGCCATCAACAGAGTAGGCTGAAGCCTTTCTGAAATCATCTACATTGTATCCACCAATGTTACGTCTTAGTTCTCTAGCTTCTGCTACTGCATCCTTATAGTATTGATCAGGAGAGTTGGCTGCATTAAGTTCTAGCTCACCAAGAGTTGTAATAGATCGTGTAATCTTCGGAGACTTTTGAAAGTCTACAGCAGTAGGATCAAATACAATCCCATTAGGATCGATACGAACCATCTTAGGTCCGACATATCCGGGGATAGTCTCGCCATCTTCAGGATCAAGTTTACTTTCGTTTACCCAGATAACATCTGCAATAGCTACACCATAGTCAATGTAATCTAAGATTAAGTTACTACAAGTAGTACGGAAGTCACCCTCTCGTACCTTGTTACTCATGTACGCTTGGATGGCATTCTTCTTACTAAGCTCATCATCATCTAGTGTGTAGCCTTCCCACTTCATCCACTCATCATTAGGGAAGAGTGCACTGTTGTAGTTGGCATGTAAGTTGTCACGTATCTGACACAGCTTAGGAAGTGTTGTTCTATTCTTCCAAGGCAATGCACCTGCTGTAGTGCTGCCTGTATCTGTAGCGAATACGTAGTTACGAATCTCTTCCTTCTCAGCTAACCAACCACTTCTTTGGTTGTTCCAGTTGTCCCACTTATCAGTTATGTTAGCTGCCAGATCATCTGCTGCCAGCATGTTTTGTATTGCTATTACATTGTCTTCAATCATTTGAAACTAATGCCTCCGAACTTCTTGTTGAAGACCGCGATGTTATTAGACTTCATCTTGGAACCTCTACGTTGTTTAGGTTTGACTGCGATCTCAACTACAGATGCAAGACAGTCTTTAATATCATCGTGTTGTGGTCGAGACAATACAAGCTCTTCTTCAAGTGCTGGTATGTACCCACCTTTGTAATGCCACATAGATAGATTCTCGTAACGTGGTTCTAAAGCAGCAGCCATACGCTCTTGCTTATTACCTTGATTACGGTTAGGTCTATACTCTTCAATAGATAGACTGTCACCATTCTCCCGTATACGATCTTTTAAATCACCTACGATAATTGCCTGTGCTGTTGTAACCTCAGCTCTTAGTTTCCTGAACTCCCAATGGCTATGCATATGGAAGATCTTATCGAAGTATACTGAAATCTTATTTGTTCTAAATCTGTCAATATCTAATACATAGATGTGGCCATCAGCAGCTATACCTATAACAACTACAGCTGTATAATCCGCAGTGGTTCTTAAACTAAATGCAAAGTCAATTGCTGCATATACGTTTAATACTTTCTCTTTATACCACCACCGGCCATTCTCTTGTCTTAAATGTTTCTTATCATAATATTGAAACTGTGAACTATCTAATCTATTAGAAGAAGGATCATTAGGATTGTTATAATACTGAGCATAGAACTGAGTTCTATCTGAGTACATAGCACTGATTCGATCTAGCTCTCGCTTATCAAACCCGAATGCCTTACCATCATCTCTTGAACCTCGTGGCCATAAGAATACACCATCTTCTTCTACCACTTCTTCAAGGATACTCCAGATTTTTTCCTCACCATTTACTTCATCATTCTCATCATAGGTAGGAACAAACTGCTTCATCCATATGGAGTATTGATCAGCCATGTGATAACGAGTACCACATCCTTTAATCATACCACCAGTGTTAAGGATAGAAGCCATCTGGCTCATAGCATTAGCACATTTCTTACGACCTTCGGAGGTGTAAGCATTCTCAGGAACCACGACATCATCTGGTACAATGATCTCTGCGTGCCATCCTGTTGTATTCGTTGTAAGTCCAGCTGTACGTACAGTGAAGTCACGTATGCCTTCTTCAGCTCGTAGTGGGTGATCAACTGATATAGCTGTCGTTGCCCACTTAGCTCGCTTCCCTTCATCAGGGTTAATCATCTCAGGCCAGTACCTAGAATAGATAGCACTGCTTAACATATTCTTAATTGCATATAACTGCTGCTCTGCCAAATCAGCCGTAGCTGAAATGTAGAGGATGGTTGTATCAGGATTCTTAGTAACCCACCAAGCAACCCATACAGCTAAGCAATGACTCTTCAAGTGTCCCCTTGGTAACAAGAGGAGTTGGTTAGGGTGATCTACCTGCATCAACCACTTGAATACTTTCTTGTGTACATCCCCATAAAGATACTTAGGGTTGACTAACACAGCAAAGGTATATAAGTCATCTTCTGCTAATGCTTTAATTTCATCAATGTCTGACATCTCTTAACCTTTCTAAGTCCGATTGAATAACAGATTTAACAGCGGCTTGTTGTTTCTTCTCGCCCTTAACTTCTGCTTTCGATGGACGACCGGCTGTGCGTTTTTCTACCCAGCCCTTTTCTGCTAACCACTTTGCTGCTGTTGGTGACTCGGAAGCATTACTGAGCATACGGGTTACACCCTTAGATCTCATCTTAACTTCCAACTCTTCACGCCATTCTTCAATGTAAGGGTGAAGAAGCGATGTCTTATTTAACAAACGCTTCCAATGATTCCAACCACCAAGGTTTTGAGTAGCAAACTTATACTCAGTAGGGTCATCAGTTGCTACGTATAGCTTCTTGATTGACTTGTATACCTTACCCTTGAACTCATGATCATCATCCTTTAAGGTGTAGATCGCGTGCTTGGGGTTGTCATACGAGAGCTCAAGGAACAAGCTCTGCGTATAGAAGTTACCATTCTGATCTTTAAACTTACTCATATTACGTATCCACTGAAATAGTTTTTACAGTACCGTCTCCAAACTTAACTTTAAGATCACCATCTGCTGAGTCAACATATAGATAAGTGTTGCCTGCGGATGTAACAGGTATTGTTGCACCATCTGTTAATACTAGATGTTCTACATTACCTGTCTCTACTCCATCGTTGGTATTACGGAAAGTACCACCAGTTGCTATAACAGTATTTACAGTGTTACCTGTGAAGGTTCCTAATCGGAAGTCCATGTCAGACTGTCGAGTTACACTGGCACCTGTTGTGCAGTTCTCTATATTCAACTGTAAAGCGTTTAAAACAGAGTTGTCTATTAAACTTGCTCCGATATAATAGCCATCAATTATACCATTGAGCCTGAGCCTTGTTGAATTCTGACACGTTACACCTGTGTTGAAACCAACTCCTTGTTCATTATATGCATATATATTTGTAATAAATCCACTGCCATTGTCAGAAGAGACCGCAACAGAGTTCGTTCCGTTGACACGAAGAGCGACCATAGCAATGACGCTCTGGTTTACAACCATCCCGGTTCCAGAATTCGACCCGAAGATTACATCACTTGTCCCCTCGAAGTAGCAGTTGTTGATTAGCTGAATACAAGAGCTTGTGCACGAAGACACAAACATTTGGCTTGCTCCAAAGAATGATGAACCATCGTTCAGAGAGACGCCTGTTGTATATTTCGCTATAGCCAGTTTACTACCCGACTGTCTTACAGAAGCTCTGTTGGTGGCGTATATTCCTTGTGTGCTTCCTACCCCACCGATGATTCCAAATTCTCCAGCAAATTCTAAAGAACCATTGTCTACGCTGAAAGATCTACCAGACCCTGCTGCAAACTCAAGCTGGACTTCGTACTTATAGAAGTTTAGTGTTCCACCAAAAACGCCCACAGTGAAAGGATTTGAGACATACTCTGATGACACCGCTAAGGTTACAGAGGTGTTGCCTATAATAGCTGTTACTTCGTGATAGCCGTTTAGCTCTTTCCTAACAGGATTACTTGAGATCGTAGACACATAATCACCTACAGAAATACCTGATGTATCTGAACATGTTAGCTCAACTGAGTAGTTATTAATAGACCCTGAAGATGAAGTTATTCCTGAGGCAGAGAATGCTGTTGCTCCTGCGGCGCAGTCGTACTTCAGTGTTCCAAGTATCTGAGAGAAAGATTGTGCAGATACATTTGTGTAGATGCCGCTGTCTACTAACAAGGATGCCCCATTAGCTACGATAACTGCATTTGTAAAATTAGGAAGACCACTCACTCTATAAACTGTATCTGCTTTAAAAGATATAGCTTCGCCTGTTGCTAGTGCTGAGTTGATAGCTGCTAGGTCGTCTGTTGTTCCATTACCGAGTGCACCAAAGTCTTCAACAGATACTATCTCACTAATCTTAGAACCTAGTGTTCTTCGTGAAGCACCTGCTGCTACGTTAGTAAAGGCTAGAGCATCTCCGTCTCTGAATACAAGGTTTGAACCATCGGTTGATAATGCTCTATCTGTATTGCCAGACTGAGAAGGAAGAGTAGCATCTATTGTTGTGATGCCGGCTTTAACATCGATCCATCGTGCTGCATCGTTGTCGTTAACAGGTGATGGTAGATTCTTCAGAGGCTTGGAATTCATATCCAAATCTGTGTTCATCTGGTTAGGCTCACCCTCTGGGTTATCACGATACAATACCTTATCATTTAACTCAGACTCAATCGAGTCAAAGTTTGCAATGAGCTTTGTAACAGACTTGAACCCGCTGATGATTGAGTCGAGTGTAATTTTCAAAGGTAACTCCTTATGTATCTACGTGAATTGCTGTTGCTACTGCTGTAGCCGGC